TAGAACCAACATAAAAATCAGCTACTGCGCTATATGAACCTGTTGGATTAGCCCTCATTGCTACTGGCAAAACAACAGCCGCATAGCCTGAACTAGATTGATAGAAAGAAGCCTGAAGAATATTTACACCACTTGTACCACTAAGTGCTATTATTTTGTAATAGTACCGCTGACACAACTGCAATTCAGTTGTATAAGAACGCACATCAAACGATGTTGCTGTTGAGCCTTTTTCTAGTTGAACGCCTGTGATGTAAAGGGTTGCGCCACTTGTGCCTACTACACTTGTTGCGCCTGTGGCTCCAAGATACAAAGAACCCGCCCAAGCACCAGCCGTACCACTATAAGTAGCGCCAACTCCAAGGCCAAAATTTACGCTAATGCCTGCGCCATTTGTAGCCCCAACCCAAGTTCCTGAAGTATCACCAGTAACAGTGACTGTCTTTTGTTCAAATGTATTTGCTGAATTTATTGTGTATGTAAACGGATAACTTCTGTTGCCAGCACTGTTAATAAGTGAACCGCCAAAAGTTCCAGTCAGGCTAGAACGCACCCAAAACGACAGCGTTAGTGTTTGTGCATTTGCAGTTCCAAACATAAAGTCTGCAAAGTTAAAACCTTCAATATATTGGCGAAAGTAAAAATAATCTCCACTACCAATAGAATATGTTGAAGATGAAGTCACCAATAATGAATTGCTAAAGCCCGTTGGGGCGGTAGAAGATTGTTGGACTGTCAACTTAGAAGCCTGTGATACACCAAATTGCCATCTGTCAAGAGTGTATAACCCATCAGTAGGAGTAACACTAGCACCCGCATTGCGTTGGTCAATTACCATTGCACCATTGATGATGCGGTTTTTGAAACCATCGTAGCTACCACCAGAGGCAGCAATGCTAATTGAACCATTGCCATTAGTAATCGTTACGCCAGTTCCAGCAGTCAATGTCGCCTTGGTCAGCGTGTTGCCTGTGGTGTTACCAATAAGCAGTTGACCATCTGTGTAGGATGTTTGTCCTGTACCGCCATTAGCTACTGGCAAAGCAGTACCTGAGTAGGTCATTGCTAATGTGCCAGATGTAGTAATCGGTGAGCCTGTAATGCTAAACAAACTTGGGACTGTAGCAGCAACGCTAGTAACAGTTCCAGAACCACCACCACCAGATGCAGCAATAGTTTGATTAGGCCATGTTCCAGTAACAGTTACGTTTGTACCTGCAACAATGCTAGGAGTTGCTGTTCCTGTACCACCATTAGCGACAGGAAGTGTGCCTGTTACACCAGTAGACAAAGGCAAACCAGTTAAATTAGTAGCAGTACCACTAGATGGAGTACCAAGCACACCACCATTGACCAAGGGTGCGCCAGAAGAGCCTACATTGACCGCTAGAGCCGTTGCTACGCCAGTACCTAGACCTGACACGCCAGTAGAGATTGGAAGCCCTGTAGCGTTGGTTAAGGTTGCGCTAGTAGGCGTTCCAAGAATAGGAGTCACCAAAGTAGGTGAAGTGGCGAATACTGCTGATCCAGAACCTGTTTCATCTGTCAAAGCACCTGCAAGGTTGGAGGAGCTAAATGAACCCAAAGAAGTTGCATTGCCAACAGAAGTGACTGCACCTGTTAAGTTAGCGTTAGTAGTGACGTTACCTGCTGTCAAACCAGAAGCAGTACCCGTGATGTTTGTGCCAACCAAAGCAGATGGTGTTCCCAAGGCGGGTGTTACCAATGTTGGGCTTGTTGCAAAAACTAACGATCCTGTGCCAGTTTCATCTGTTACAGCAGAGATAAGGTTTGCACTTGATGGAGTCGCTAGAAAGGTTGCTACGCCCGTTCCAAGACCAGAAACACCTGTGCTGATAGGCAAGCCAGTAGCATTGGTCAAAGTACCGCTAGATGGCGTTCCAAGGGCAGGAGTTACTAAAGTAGGACTATTGGCAAACACCAAAGCACCACTACCTGTTTCATCACTAACAGCAGAAGCCAAGTTAGCAGATGAAGGTGTACCTAAGAAAGTAGCTACACCAGTACCCAAACCACTTACACCCGTTGAGATCGGCAGACCCGTAGCATTTGTCAAAGTCGCAGAAGCAGGAGTTCCCAATGCGGGAGTCACCAAAGTAGGACTGTTTGACAGAACTACATTGCCTGTGCCTGTAGATGAAGTTACACCAGTACCACCATTAGCAACAGGCAGAGTTCCTGTAATGTCAGAAGTAGAAAGACTTACTGCATCCCATGTAGCGTTAGTGCCATCAGTCTGAAGATACTTATTTGCATTGCTTGTTTGACTAGGCAAGAGGTTATTTAGAGCAGCAGTAGCCGTAGAAGCACCTGTACCGCCATCAGCAACCGCTAAATCAGTAATACCAGTGATTGAACCACCAGTAATGTTGGCAGAAGCATTGTCTGTTTTAGTCGCAACAGCAGTCTGAATATTGTTAAATTCAGTATCAATTTCAGTACCTTTGACAATCTTTAAAGGATTGCCAGGTGATAAGTTATCTTTGGTAGCGAAATTGGTTGATTTTGTGTAATTAGACATGGTTTACCTCTTACCCTATTTTGCCATCTTTGGCTTGAATTTCAATCTTTTGCAGAGAAAATGAAACATTATTGATTGTAGTTTCATAACCAGTTTGGACAATTTTTCCAAAACCTGAAGCATTGGCAGTCAGAGTTTTAATCGGAACGCCACTCGTGTATTCAGCAATGTTGTATTCAGCAATGCCATATTCATAGCTTATTTGTGTAGGAATATAAACATTCTCTGATTGATAAGCACCAGAATAATCAAATCCCCACTTGATCGTTAAGAACTGATTAGACCCACCAATTACAACGGCAGTAACATTCTTTAGGATAGAAATCTGATTAGGGTTTCCTAAGTCAGCATTATTTGTATAGTACAAAAAACGATATGTAGATGCGTCATCAAGATAAGTTCCATACTTACCGATATAGCCATTCTTACCAATATACAAGTCGCCATTACGCAAAGAACGTAAAGCAGTTGGTGCAATAGAGTCCCATTTTGTTACACGAGAAGAACCATCTTGCAAAGATTGCTTGGTATCGAAGCAGTAAACTTGGAATGTTGCAGGTAAAACAAGCAGATAAAAGGCTTCTTTTTCTGAGTAAACAGACTTCAAGTTAGCCAATGTTTCACCTGCCAAAGATGAATTTAGGTCAAAACGCACGTTCTTAGACAAGTCTCTTAGAGGAGCAGACTTCTCTTGGATTGTCCTCATCAGTGAACGAACACCTGAGTCTGACAAGAAAATAACATCAGAACCAACGCTTTGAATGGTATCTCTAGCAATACATCCTATAGAGCCGATTGTGTCGCTCAGAACCAATGATGCGGGTGTAGAAGCACCAGAGTAAACAAGAATCTGCCTCTTACCAAAGATAAACAAGAAATCATTGTGAGCTGCCAAGCCCATCACTTCATCAGCACCATTAGGCCATACACGGGACACATCCAATGATCCTGAAGTGCCACCACCCCATACATGACCTGCAATCAGATCAGAGAAAGTAACAGTTACTTTGTCAGTAGAAGTATTAGCCACCCACAAGCGACCAAATGCTGAAATAGCAATGTTGGCTTGAGGAACAGTAGCCACATAACCTGACTTCTCAGAGACTCTGCGGTAAGTAGTTGTACTTACTGCGGGGTCATAAATTAGAGGATCGTGACCAGTTTGGAAGAAGTATGCAATCCCATTAAGAGTTGCAGTTTGCCAGTTAGATGCAGTAATGGTAGGAGCAGTACCACCACCACCATAGGTCAACTCAGTCACCGCATTAGCAGTGCCAAGTTTAAATATCTTGTTGTTGCCAGCAAACAGAACTGTAAGAGTTCCGTCAGTCTGGACTAACTCATGGATAACACCAACATCGTTAGCACCGAGGTTTCCAGAGGATGGGTTAACCCTTGACCAACCTTTTCTAGCACCAATACGACCATACTGATCCAAGATGCAGTTAGTTGCAACCAAAGCAAAGCCAGCCCCTAAATCAAGGGGAGAATCTTCAGTATTCAGGCCATAAAAGCCTGGTGCTGAGAGACTGTAACTTTGGAGTTGTGCTGCCATTAGACCGCCACAAAGTTGTCTTCAGGATAACGAGTGGACTCTAATGCAATGGCATCAGAGAGCATTCCTCTAAACAAGGCATAAGCCTCATTAGAGTTTGTTCCACCATCTTCACCACGCTCAATCAAAGCACGAGCATAGGCACTTTGAGTCACCAAGTAGTCTAAAACCTTAACAGATGTGCCATCAGCAGACAAATTAGCCTGTGGGATGGTCAAATCAAATTTAAGTGTATAGACACCATTGGGGACGGGAAACAAGTCAACCTTTGTGTCGCCATTACCATCTACACCACTAAAGCAAAACTCTGAAGGAATAGACTGTGAAGGCGTACCAAAGTTGAGTTTGCGGTTCATGTCCGCAACAGTAGTGTTATCTAAAGTAATAACACTTGTAGTGTTGATAGCGTCATTTATACGGAACTTCTGACCTGCACCTGTCAAAGCATAAGAACTTGTACCAGAAGTAGTAGTAACTGTGATTGTTTGTCCTAAAACATTCCAGTTATAGGAATCTTCAATCTGACGCTTGGCATCATTGACAAACTTGCCAATCAAAGCAGAATAGGTTGTTTCGCCAACAGTAGAGACTGAACTCTCACGCAAGCGTATGAGAACATCGTTAACAAGTTCTAAGTAGGTCATGTTCTTTGTGCTCCCTGAACCTCAAATGTGGCAATAAAACT